CCATCAAAAATAGTATCTTTATCAATTTTATTTAATGCAGCAAAATCTGGTTTACCAACAAAAAATTCTATAACTTTTTGTTTTGCACCTAATGTACGTGCACGAGTTACCCTAGCAATAGCAGAACCTTCACGCTGGTACATTGCTCCTGCTTGCAAACCACGAATTAATCTGGTAACACCTTGATCAACATTTGTAAAATATTCTTCAAAGTTCATTGGAGTGTTACGTTCCATAGCATGAGACAAAAAGAGTTGCTGTTCTTTTAATGTTCCATGTTCGGCAAAATTTGTTTCAATATATTTTGAAATTTCTGCTTGTTTAATTTCATCTTTACCAAGCTTAGCTGCTTTAAGTGCATCAATTGATTTGGCATAAGGAGTCCAGAATCCAGCAACTTTAGGATTAGCAAAATGTGCAGCAATGTCTGCAGTTGCTTCCAAAGCGTTTGCAAGTTTAGCTGACTCAACTGCACCTTTCATAACTGCAGAACCACCCATTGTTAAATAAGTTAATGGATCTGCAATGATACTGAAACTAGCGTCAATAAGACCTGAACCAAATTTAAACAAACCACGTTCTTGATTACGATTAATACCAATTGTGTGATCTAGCCAACGTGCAATGTCACGACCAGGGGATAATCGTGCTTGATTATATTCTTCAAGAGTATTTGCAAATTTAATTTTGTCATCATTCATGCCTTGCAATGCTTCAAGAATTCCACGATTGCGTGAACCTTGTTTAATAATATCACTTACTGATTCACCAGCAAGTAGATGTGTCATAACATAAGAAGTTTCTTGACCATATTGATTCATTAATTTATTTAATTCACCATTATCGTAAAGCATTTTTCCTTCAAATGATGCTTCAAGATTTTTACGTGACCAAAAAGATTCATGATTAATTGCAGCATTTTCAATCATGTGAATTGGTGTTGAAAGTATATGCGTATAAAAATCTGCAGCATGACCAAGCGCACGAAAAAAGCTAGTTCCAACTTGTTTAACTGAATCAAAAACACTTTTATCTTCTGGTTTAGATGTTTGACTTTGTCGCCATTCAGGTGAATCAACCAATTGTGTATTACTTGGTTTAACGCCATAATCTACGCCATAATAATTATATAAAGCTTGTTGATATGAAGGTTGAAGTTTGCCGTATTCTGCCATTGCTTTATCGTTAGGCATACGCATAAGTTTTTCATGCGTGTCTTTAATCTTAGACCAATTTTCTAAAAAGTTTTGTTCTTCAACTGTTAATGGTGTAGTAGATCCTGCAGCGTACAATGCTGGAGCTACTGTTCCAACTATAGGATCTAGTTTGCGTACAGAAGTTGGCGCCATTGGAGCAGGTGTAAGAGATGGGTTACTTGTTACTGCAAGATTAGGGTTGCTAGCAACAGTAAGATTTGGATTTAATACACTTAAATCTGTTGTAGGATCTGCCATTACTGAAGATTCCTGTTACTTAAATCTTGAAGAATAGATTCAATTTGACCTGATGGATCTTGTTGTGCCAGTTTGCTTAAAATTTGTGTAGGATCAAATGACCGTTGTGGGAGTGTTAATGCTTCCGTTCCGGCACCAGGTCCCATAGGACTACCATTGGTTACTGGTTGATTCGGCATTTCTGTTGGGGCAAACATATTCGTAATAGGACTTGAAGGAACTGGAACACTAACAGGTGCAGATGGAGTAGGCTGAAAATTTTGAGCCATAGGCGCTGAAGACATTTGATCACGAGTTTCTTTACGATATCCATAATCCCCATTTGCTGGTAGTCCACGATCTGGATTGCCATCAGTACGTTTTGAAAGTTTGCCTGGACCTGATGCGGCAGCTGGCTGACCTGGCTTGCGGTATCCACCTTTTGGCATATTAATCCTCTTCTGTTACATCAAAATCGTTTTCTAGTGCATGTTGCACTAAACCAGTAATTCTCCATAGTGGAGTTCCATCTTGGTTGTAAAATGTGTTTGCAAAGTATTGACCGTCACTGCCAATAAACTCTGCAGTTAAAAAGAATGTTGTGCACATTGCACCATCTTTGTGTTCGGATTGTCCGTATTCATCTAATAAGGTTCTTAGTTTTTGTATGAACTCGTCATACACTAACTAGCACCACCAAGCATCGATAAGATAGACGATACATCAGGAGCGGCACCAGGAGGGGCTGCAGGGGCTGTAGGAGCGCCCTGAGCTTGAGGTGGTGCTTCTGACCCTGGTGGACCTACAGGGGCTTCTGCTGGCTCTGACGGGCTTTCAGGAGCTGTAGGGCTTTCATTCGTTTCCTGATCAAAGATTTCCGTGACCGCGTCTTCAATTGATAATCCTTTTTTCTTTGCATTAATAACACTAGCAATTTTTGTCACAATATCTGAAGGGTCTTGCCCTTGCGATGCCATTTGTGGAATTGCTTGGGTTAAAGCTTGCAGTGATGCGGATAACGCATCTCGCATTTTTTCAATGTCAATACGGTTTTGTTCGCTAGTTACATTGATACTCCAAGGCAATTCACTCATAATAAACTCACGAGAGATAAGACCAGCGTTAAGGGCTTGAAGGCTAAAGATCAATGCACGTGATGGGTCAAGTCCAGCCATAAGACCGTATCGAACTTCAACATAGTAGTCACCCTTAACATCTTTGCTAGGGGTATAACTAAGTTCGTATGGTGCACCTTTGTAAGAACCATTCATTTCCTTTTGGAAATCAAATAGTTTTTCATCCATTTCAAAACAAAGAGCAATAACTTCTTGGAACAACTCGGCAAGAATTTGTTGTCCTGCTTTGATTTGACTGTCAAAACCACCCATAAGGGCTTGAACACCATTGCCTGTAATGATGCTTGCATCAATGTTACCTGAACGACCTTCAGGATAACGAGCACCTAAACGCATTTCATTCTCAAGCATTTGCTGTTCTTGGAATGCACCAGCTGGAAGTTCTAAACCTACACGGCGCACACCCTGTGGGTTATTGGTACGAATGATTGAGTCTGGACCAAAAGCAAACTCAGTAACATCATTAGGCATAACCATTGGTGCTTGAACAGATTTTTCTGCAGCTTCTAATGCAAGGATACTAAAACGTGCACGTGCAACTTGTGCCCACAAAACATCATCAAACTGACCACGAGGATCATCAATGTCTAGTCCAGGTCGGCGAGCAACCCTGACTGATATTTTGCCAAGAAGATTCTTTGAACGCTGTAAGACAAGATGGGAACGTTGCGGTAGAAACAAAACAATTTGATCATTATCTTCATAACGCATTAGTTCTAAGGTTGAATCATAACTCTGTGCATCGCGAGCATTGGCACCAGCAATTGCTGATTCTAGTTCAGGGAAATCTGCACAAAGTTCCCGAACAGTCTTAATGTACTTCTTGGTAAAAGAAATAAGTTTTCCAAAACGATTAAACTCTGGGTATGAACCCATTGGGTTTTCTACACGAATGATAGGAAGACCAGCATCAAAATCTGGTTCAACAAACACTGGCAAGAAACCATAAGTAATATACCAGTCTGCTGCTGTGTACATTTGTGTTTCTAGTTTAGAAAAGTTTACATAATTGTTTACAATCATGCTTTTTTTGTTAGCAAGTTTCTTAGCTTTTTCTGAAGTTACATTTGTTGTAGTGCAGTTAAATGATGGTAGTGGTGCTAAAAGTTCAGCAATGTCACGTGCAGCAATGTCAACAAAGTTGGCAATCATTGGCTTAGACATTTCTTCTGGGAACATGTCTGGGTAGACTGCTGCCATGTTGCCACGGCGAATGGCTGTAATGTCAGACATGCGCTGGTCACGATCAGAAAAACGTCTAGTTAAGGCTTCTACCTTTGTAGCGATTTCCTCATTTGTCAGTGCCATTAATTATCCTAAAAGTAATTGATACTATCTGCTAGCATCTCATCAAGGTTAACAATTCCTTGTTGAGCTACATTGCGCCTTGTGGCGTATCTATTGTTAGCGTGTGATGTCATAAAAGTGCTTTGTTGTATAAGTTCTTTGGCTCGTATTTCACAGAACCACAAAGCCATAACACAGTCAGTTTTACCTTTAGTGTCAGCTTTCCAAGTAATAAGTTGATTAATTAAAGCTTTAATGTGTTCATTGTTATTATCTGGAATTTCAATAAGGTTATCGTTTTGGAACTTACCCTCACGTACACTACCAAATAGTGGTGACATACCTGCTACACCAAATCCAGTATCCCATTTGTTTTTACCAGTAAAGTGTTCCCGAAGGGCTGTGCCACGACTGGCAAGCCATTGACGAAGATCACTATCTAAAGAAAAAGCTTTCTGGAAAGCGTTAATCTCAATACGTATTTCTTGTGGTTGGTAGCGTATAACCCATTCTTCGATAAGGCTACGGATCTTTTGCGGTGTTGGGTCAACCATATTAAACACATCAAGTACAAAACGTTTATGTGTATGGCGATTAAAAGCATATGCAACTGCAGCAGTGTTACCTGACATTGCAGGGTCAAGTCCCATTAAAATAGTCCAAGCCCCTTCTTCTGAAGGATGACCAGGTGCATTAAAGTTAAGAGGACCAGACTTACGCATTCGGTTAATCGAACCATTAACGGCGATTAGAGGGAATACAGCATCCTCTTCAACGTCCTGCTGCTGGTAAACTAAAGCCCACGTAGATGGGGAGACTTCGCTTCGGCGTTCAAACAGTCGCTTACCATCCCACTTAACATAGTGACCAGCTTTATCTGGCGTAAGCAGTTCAGGATCGTCAAACTCGTCAGCCCCATCTAGGGGTCTATCTGACCGTGCCCAAAGAGTATCCCACTCTTCAGGTTTATCAGAGAATTTTAAAACAGCTGGCATAGCAAGATAAGTGAAAGGAGACCTACCACCAGTCCAATGTTCTGGACTACGAATCTCTTTATAGAGATCAATAGAAGATACACGTGTACCAGCAATCAAAAGAGTGCCAGTTGAACCAACACGGGTGACTACCATTTTTTGCAACCAGTTTAACTGCTTTTCCCACTCATGGGCATTTGTTGTAGAGATGATATCATCCATGATGATCAGGTCAGCACGTGTACCGTAGATCTGCTGACCTACACCCAACGCTTGAACAGTTGGGTCTTTCTCCCCAGAGTCACGCTCCAGGTAGATTCTATCCGCAGTCCACTGATCAGCAGTCTCTTTATAGCCATTAGCTGGACCATAAACTTGCTGCATCTTTAACCAAAGATCTTCAGTAAGTCTTTGTTTAATGGAATACAGAAACTCTTTAGCCCTAGTCTGTGTCTGGGAAATAACCACAATACGGACATTAGGGTTCATCGCTATACGGTAAATGGCGTAGTTAACCGTCATAGTGGTGGACTTGGCATGCTCAGGTGGAACATTAATTAAAAGGCGACGACGATTCCCAGGCTCATAAATCATAGTATCCGTAAGCCAAGAAGGGTCTCTACCCTCAAGAATATCAATCCAGTTCTGCTGATGAGGAAACACCTCAGTGTTCAAAAACTCTTTAGAGAACGTAGCAAAGTCAATAGATTTCTTATCCTTGCCCAAAGACATGGACATAGACTCTGCCCCAAAAAGGATAGCTTCTTCCATGCGGGTAGCAAAATCGGGCACACCCAACCAAGAACGAAGAATAGTATTCTTCTTCCCAACAGCAGCAAGAGCAGACTCTTTATCAATACCCTGCTTTAAAAAAGAAATAAACTTATCCTGATCTTCACGCTGCTGCTTCCTAGTATGATGCTCATTACCAGCCCTAGCAGACATAAAAACCCTTAATATAATTAACTAGTATATATACTAGCGAAACCCCTTAAAGGGTTTCGTAGACTAGACAGCCCATAAGACCAGGCTGTAAGAAAAGAACCTACATATATACTAACCCCGTTACAAACCAATAGTAACGCATTAGACAAAAAAAAGATTATAACAATTCTGTTACCAAAAACAAACAACGATCACACACACCAAACACAACACAAAAAAATATAGGTGAGTCTACAGTAATAGCCACGCTGTCCGTTAATAACCGTGGGTCAAAGACTAGTACTGACCGCTACATTAGACTGACTGCGTCAATCGCTGTCGCTAAAACAAAGTTTCCAATAAACAAACACAGACTAGAGACAGTTCACTGTCTGTCCGACTGTCTTGCCCCTTGACTATTACTATGTACAGTTTGATTTTCTTTGTTTGTGAATTTGTTCTTGCCGATGGTCGGCTTGGACGGAAAGGATTCGTTATGTTGTTTCAACTTGAAACAAAGAACACGGAGACTGGGTTAGTTTACAAGTCTCCTTTGTTCGCTTCGTTTGCTGAAGCCCGTGCGGAAGCGCGTGCTGTGTCTATGGCTGGTCGCCGTACGGTTCGTGTAGTGCAGGTTGCGCCTAAAGCCTGCGACCATTGTGGTGATGAGTACTATACCGAAGCAGGTGAAGTGCAATGCTGTGGACCACAACCTGAGATTTGTCGTGGTTGCAATACAAAGTTTAGCCCAGATTATTTGTGCATGTGCTTTGAATTGCATGCTGAATCATTCAAACTAGTTGAGAAAGGAGCATAGTTATGTATGGCTGGCTTCTAGAGATAAGCATCTTCATTGTTTTGGGATGCTTGTTCGCTTTAACAATCTTCATCGCAGACCGTCTCGATGAACGAAAGAAAGGAAAGTAATATGTTACATCAGTTGATGAACGACCCAGAGTTTAGAGTTCTGGGTGTTGTATTGGTTTGGACTGCACTGTTTGGTGTTGTCCTTTATTTTACGGAAGGTAGATAGTTATGTGTGAGTTGTTTGCAGCCTTGCTAGCGGGTGGAATGCTAGTGTTTGTTGGTTATATGTGGAGCATTGAGTCTGATAATGCTGATGCTTTGCGTAAAGAAAACGCTGAACTTAAGCGTGAAATGAATAAGTGGTACAACGCTTACCTTGACAGTGAGTCAGAAATGTGGAACAAAGTATCCGCTCTGCAAAATAACATCGCAAAACGAGATGTGATGATTATGGAGTTACGAAACTGTTCCAATCCCAATGGTAAATGCAAGATCTGGGAATGTAAATGCAGTTAGGCACTAAGTTTGCTTGCGTCCCTGCTTACGCGGGTACGCAAGCATTCTTGGTTTCTAAATCAGAAACCTATCACTCAACTTAAGGAGTTTACTATGAGTGATGACGAAATCGTATACAACGATGAGTCCGACTACATTAGTTGGTTAGCAGTTGAACGCTTAACCAACTTTATGGTGGTGCTAGACCCTCAACTCTCGCAACTGCAACAGCAGGAGCAAGAGTCTTGGGACAATACTGTAAGTAAGTACGCGATAGATGAAGCGTTCGTACCTACTGATACAGACGCATTGTTGTCTGTTGATATCCGTACCAGTGACACACCTAGTGGTCACGAATGGGTATCTTCCCAGACCGTAAAGAAAGACCTTAAGTTTACGGTTAAGTTAAAGCACATCTCAGATTGTGGTAACGGTGAAGACAAGTGTTACGACTTCTCTTGTAGCCACAAGACTGAGATTGATTACGCTGAACTTGAGCGTGATATACGCGATGAGTACATAGAGATGTGGACTTCGCTAGCAGACCGACCAACCGAGAACCTTTGGTTCGGGTTGCCCGGACTCAGGTATGTAGAACATAGCGATAACTTGTTCTACCGACTCAACAAGGTGTGTAAGGAATGCAATATCTACACACCTAAAGACAATGATACTTGTGCAAATTGCGACAGAGTATTAATCAATCAGTAATTGGAAGGGCTTCCGCCCCCACCCTAGCGGGTGGCGGAAGCCACTCAATGTCAATCAAACAAAGGAGTTGGTTATGCAAAACCAAATCAAAGTAAGTGGAATGCTCAAGAACATTAAGACATATGACCAGTATGGCTTAATGGTAGTAGGTCAGTTGACTCAGCGTGATGAGAACAACAAGGCTACATTCACAATCCCAATCGTAACTCACAGCAAAGTTATTGCTGAGATTCTACAGGGCTTGGACAATGCAAAGGATTCAGAGACAGGCTACACACCAGTAGTTGAAATCACTGGAGAATTAAACACAAAGTTTGACACTCGCAAGGGTGTTGACAATGCTGACCGTAAAGCACCTCTAACCCGAATCGTTATCTCGGAAGTTGAGTTGGTCTAATCAAACAAGATAGGTGGGTGGCTGGCTTAGGCTGGCTACCCACCTTATTTTTTTGGTACAGGGTAGCAGATCTCGTGGTTACTAAGTCGGGAGTTTTTTATGAATTGTTTTCACATGTTTAATACTGAGTGTGTTTCTTGTGGTGATGATGGTAGCTATAACTGGATCACTTGTTCTGAATATAAACAGGGTAAGTGTGAGTTTAGTTGTAGTTTTTGTGGTGAAATTATTAATCAATTAAATGAAAAGGAAAATATATTATGACAAGTAAATTATATAATGCAGTGGATGAGTTGTTCACTGGTGAAAGTTTGTTTGAAGTTGTTGACTTTGAGCGTGGGTTTGTTGGTAAGTACCTTCAAAGTCCAGGTTATTTGGCTGCATTAGTTAACGATTATCGTTCACTTGATGCACATCCTAATGAACTACATGTGTTCTTTGTTAATGATGATCAGGTTGTTGTTGGTCAGTTGTTATTTCATACTGATGACATTGAAGTACCGCAGAACTTAAGCAAAGTTAATTTCATTGAAGGTTTTATTGGTGAATCTGCTGATGAACTTAACCAATGGGGCACCATTACTGTTGCTTACGGTACACATTACAACAAGTATGACATTGAATCATTGGCTAATGATTGGTTCTGGTCTGATGATGTGCTTGATGTTATTGATATCAAGGATGGTCGTTGGTCTTCTGCTATGTGTGAAGGTGGCAGCTGTTGCCCGCCTAATGGTACTGAGATTCAACCGTTGTCCCATTATGAAAGCAATGCCGATGTTACTGAGTCGGTTGAGTCTATTAGTTTAGATGAACTATTAAGTACATTAAAGAATACATTAGTCAAACTAGATAAGGAATAAATATAATGAGTGAAGATACAAATAAACAAAATGCTATTAATCGCATTGATACTATGTTCAATCTCTTTGGTACGCCAGCTAATGCTCTTCGTTTAGAAGACTTTAGTGTTGAGCGTGCTCAGGAAATTGCTGAAGAGATTGCTCATGTTGGTATTCGTGATGGTGTTTTGTACCATTACACACAGTTATCTGCTGCTGCTCGCCGTGCATATGACGTTAGTGTGCTGCGTATGAGTGAGATTCTTGATACTCGAATCAAAGATCCTGAAACTATTGCACCTGTTATTACTTTGGCAATTGCTTTAGATTATGTTGGTATTGGTTTTGATTCTCTTGAAGGTGGAGATGATAAGGAACTTGATGTTCGTCTACAAAACCTTGATGCTCTTATTGATTTCATTATGAGTGAAGGTTATCCAACAAGTCTCGCTAAGTTGATTCATCGTGCTCGTATGCACAAGGTTCCTAACAATATGTTTTTGGAATCTATTCAAGCTGTTAAGTATGAAGAGATTCTTGACAGTGTAAAACCTTTAACAGATAAGGAAACAGAAGATGATAACGCTATCATCAGGTAATTTATATTACTCACAGAAAGAAGTTGATGAAATCAGAAGTAAGAATAATGATTTTGTTAATGCGTTAAAGAAAGACTTTGATTCTGTCAGCATTGCTTTACGTGATGAAGCATTAGAGCGTGAATGGTGCGATCAGTATAACGAGTTTGTTGACAATGTTAATGGTCAGTTGGTCTATATGAAATTACTTAGTGCCAAAACAGATTACGATGTTGAAGTTAAAATCCAGGAAACAAGGGAGCAAACTGTTTATATAAGTGTTGAAGCTACTAGTGCAGAAGAAGCTGAAGAAATTGTCAGTGACTATGACTATTCTGATATCGCAGACCGTGGTGATGATTGGGATTGGGATCGAACAGATTCAGACTTCACTGTTATTAATGCAAGAAAAGCATAAGGGGGTTTATGTCAGAGGGCATTAAAGAACAAGAGTGGTATCGAGATCCGTTTGGTTGGTATGTCAAGCATGATAAACCAGAGATGATGGGTGTCAAGTTAACAAATAAAGTTGCATTGGATATGCTGCAAGGTTTATACGATGTGTATCGCAGACTGCTTGCTAAGAATCTTAATGGTGCCAAGCGTGACCTTGAAGTTCTAGCAACACTAGTCATTGCTTCATGCAATGGGTTCGGTGAAGAAGCTGTAGAAGAATTACTTGTTGACGAATTGTATAGCAGAAACATTGATGAAGAATTAAATAAACTAATAGAAGGGAAAGATAATGAGTAGACGTGCACCTTGGACCATCATTGGTTCTAATAACGAATACGATGTCAGTACTGCTGGTGAGTTAATCACTTTGGCAGATCTAGACTGGCGTGTAAACCTATCTGAAGTTCAAACTACTGAAGGTCTGGACATTAAGAATAGGTTTGCTACTGTCAAGACACAAAGCAATGGCGACCAGTCAGTGCTTGCTGTAGTAGGTAGTAGATACCAAGTCATTCAGAATGCTGAGATCTTCAGTTGTCTTGATGATGTGGTTGGTACTGGCGAAGCTAGGTATGCTGCTGCTGGTGAACTAGGTGGTGGCAAAGTTGTATGGACTGTGCTTGAACTACCTGAAGATGTCAGTGTTGGTAACGATGAACACACAGGTTACATCGTTGCTCGCAGTTCACATGATGGCAGTACACCATTTCAAATGACACCTATTATGCAACGCTTGGCTTGTACTAATGGTATCAATCTAACTATGCTACATGGTAAAAAGAATAATCAATATTATTCTATTCGTCATACAGAAAACTATCAGTTGAATGCTAACGATATTCGTTTGGCTTTGAATCTGGTACGTCAGGACATGGCTGCGTATGTTGACATGTCGAATGTACTAAGTTCATTACGCTTCGACAATACTGAGTTTGTTTCTTTTGCTAAGGCTTTGTTCCCATTGCCAGCAAAGATTGAGTATGTGTCTGATGAGTTGCTTAGTGCTGGTGAAAAGCGGGCTAAGACTGCTGCTATGCGTAAGCGTACTAGTGCTTACAGTGTGTGGACTAATGAGACTGACACGCAACATAACTTATCTGGTACTAAGTTTGGTGCATTCCAAGCTATCGTTGAAACCGTTGATCACTTTGGTAATAATAAGAATAAGCAAGCAGAACGTGCGTTACTCGGTACTGATACTACTATTAAGCATCGTGCACTACAACTATTAGGAGTATAAATGTTAAGTTGGATTACAAGATCAGATAAAGATTGTAAGATTACAATTAGAAATCGTGAAAAAGAATCAGATGATTACCCTTTTGTTTTGTACATCGGGGATTATCTTTCTGTTATGTTAACTGAAGATGAGTTGTCACAATTGTTTACAGAAGTTAATGAAAGTTTATTTGCTTTTGATTTTAATAAAGATAAAACAAATGGCTAAGTATTTATTTGTAGCTTATAGAACTACACAGTTCGAAGATGTTGTTGAAGCAGATACACAGGAACAAGCAGTAAAAATTTATGATCAATTTATTGTTGATGATATGGATGTAACAAATCAGTATATGTATTATGAAACATATGGAATGGAAATAAAAGATGAAAGTAAACTATCCAAACTTTGATGGCACACAGGCGTGTGCTGACGCTGATGTAGAAGATTTTTACTACCAAGATTGGGAAGGGGAAGGGTCACGCAAGATTAAGCAACAAAAAGATTTTACTACTGCAATGATGCTGTGTGACTCTTGTCCATTCAAGAACCCTTGTTTAACATATGCATTACATCATGAACTGTATGGTTTCTGGGGTGGTACTACTGAAGAGCAACGTAAAAAGATACGTAAAATTAATAATATTAAATTCGATAACCCAATGGCGAATATTAATTATGTCAGATAGCTGCTGTAATATAAAAGACAAAGAAGAATTATTCCAAACGGAATTAGATCTGTGCTATAATTGCACCAAAGAATTAGAAGCTATCGTTGAAAACGATGCGGAAGATCTTGCCATGGAATACTACTATGAAAGGAAGTATGGCAGTGAGCATTAAAATTAATGGCTACGATTTACCAGCCCATGTATCTTACTCGTCACTCACAACCTATCTGGATTGTGGGTGGAAGTATTACCTAAGCCGTATCGTAAAGGTAGAAGAGAGACCAACTTGGTATCTTGTTGGTGGTTCAGCAGTGCATGAAGCTACTGAAGCGTACGATAAGGAGACGTGGAGTGAATAAGTATTGGGATGAAGCTTGGACTAGGTTACAAGAAGAACAATTAAAAAAGAAAAATGTAGCCAAGTCTGAGTGGAAAGCAGCAGGACGAGTAAGTAAAGCCAACCCTAACAAAGAAGATGGGGATTGGTGGACAGTCAACGGTAGTACTATGGTTGACTCGTGGATTAACTGGCGTAAAAATGCAGCCTGGAAAATCTGGGAAGTAACCCCTGGTGTACCTGCTATTGAACTAGGTATCACTCCTATATGGAATGATGTACCCGTGCAGATGCACCTTGATCGTGTTATGATTACACCTGATGGTGAACTTGTTGTATTAGATATTAAAACTGGTAGCCGTACACCTAGCTCTGATCTACAGTTAGGGTTCTATGCTGCAGGTATGGAGTCCGTACTTGGTATACGTCCACAGTATGGTGCATACTGGATGGCTAGAGATGGTGGTATTGGTGAGATGATTAACCTAGATAAGTATACGGTTGATAGCATTGCTGATATGGTTACTAAGTTTGACACAGCACGCAGGCAGGAAATCTTTTTGCCTAACTTGAATCACTGTGTCATGTGTGGTTTAGTTAAAGATTGTAAATGGAAACAGTAAGGATAAACAATATGGAAAAGAATGTAACAGTAACAGTAAAGACTAAGCGTGGTAGCTTGGTTACTCTACGTGGTGATACTCCTGAAGAGTTCATCAATAAAGTAACTGAAGCATACAACTTAGGTTTTGGTTTGGCAGTAGAATCTTATGAGGATTTTGTTTTGTCTACCGAACCTGATGTTGTTCAGACAGTAGTGGAATCACTTGGTGCTACTGTAATCCAGGAAACTATTATTCCTGCACCTAGCACGTTTGCTCCAGTACCACCGATAGGTGTAGCACCAGTTGCTACAGGTGGTACAGCAGTACGTCAGTGTGCTCATGGTGTTATGACTAAGCGTACAGGTGAAGGTCCTTATGGTCCTTACAAAGCGTTCATGTGTCCAACGCCAAAGGGTACACCTGATCAGTGCAAGGCTGTGTATCTTAAAGCCAATGAAACAGAGTGGCAAACATTCTAGTAGCGCAAGTTACTAGATAGTCCCCTTATAGAAGGGAAGCTATAGTGGACGCAGTCCCTCACCATATTCTGTCGTGGTGGGGGACTGTCCTATATTCAAGGAGAGATATGAAAGTCAAAGACATATTTAAATACATGAAAGACTATGATCCAGAAGAAGATCTTGTTATTAGTTGGTTCAGTCGTGCAGATGCAGAAGAATGGACTGAAGAAAAAATTGATGATGATATGTGGAATACATTAATGGACGATATTGGTTTTGATAGTGACGACATATCGTATACTATCAATGCTGTTAAACAATATCGAGAGGAACAAGAAAGTGAAAACCCTATCTAGATCTGTAGGTAGACCTGACATAGGTGGAGAACCTATGCCTACTGTGTTCCGTACGTTTGAGAACAATCAGATAATACTAAGACGAGCAGAAGTAAGTATGATTGCTGGCACCCCTGGTGCCGGTAAATCAACATTAGCCCTAGCATTAGCGTTGCGTATGCAAGCACCAACACTTTACTTATCAGCAGATACCAATGCACATACTATGGCTATGCGTTTATATTCTATGATCACAGGAGTATCACAACATGAAGCAGAAAAAATTATATCCGAAGACCCTGTGGGTTCTCGCGACAAGCTTGCTTTGGCTAGCCATATTTATTGGAGTTTCGATAGCAGTCCAAGTCTTTCAGATATAGATGATGAGTGCACTGCAGTAGAAGAACTACTTGGTGAATCACCAGCTTTAATTGTTATAGATAACTTGATGGACATAAGCATGGATGGTGGAGAAGAGTTCAGTAATATGCGTAGTGCATTAAAGGAACTTAAGTATCTTGCTCGTGATACTAATGCTGCTATCCTTGTACTCCACCATACTCAAGAAGGTTATGCTGGTGAACCGTGCCAGCCACGTAGTTCACTGCAAGGTAAGGTAGCACAGTTACCAGCTTTGATCCTGACCGTAGGTCAGAACTCTACTGGTTTGTTAGGTGTGGCTGCAGTAAAAAACAGGTATGGTAAGGCAGATGCCAGTGGCAAATCGCCAGTATGGTTACAATTCAATCCAGGCTATATGTTTATAGCAGACTTAGAGGAAGCAAGATAATGACAGTCATGCCAGTAGAACCATTGACAGTAAGTCAACCAGGTATAGATGACCCAGATGAGTGGTTAGTAGATGAGTAAGTCTAAACAAAAAGGTACTGCTGCAGAAACAGCAGTCGTTAGATACCTAGTAGATAAAGGTTACAAGAACTGTGAACGGAGATCGCTTAACGGTGTTAATGACCGTGGTGATATTACTGGTATTGAGTCAGTTGTAATTGAAGTAAAGAACCATGCCCGCATGGAATTATCACAATGGGTATCAGAACTGTTAGTTGAAATTAAGAATGATAAAGCTAAGACAGGTGTTGTCATACACAAGAAACGTGGTACTACTAATGTCGGTGAATGGTATGCCACTATGCCTGTAGATATATGGGTGGAGTTATTAAATGGATTCAATACCAATAGATAAAGTTATCACCCACTATGGTGGCAAGTTAAGAAACAACTACACTGGTTGGCAAAAGATTAAGTGTCCATTCCATAGTGACAGTCACGCATCCGCAGGCGTATCTTTAGGTGACAACATCTTTGTTTGTCACGGCTGTGGAATAAAAGGAAATGGATTTAACATCATCAAGTTACATGAAGGAGTAACATATCGTGAAGCTATCAAGATCGCAGAAAGTATTACTGGAGAAAGCTACAAATCATTACGAGGACAACCTGCCCTTGGCAGAAGAGTACCTTCTCAAACGAGGAATACCTCTAGAAGTAGCGGAAACAATTCGATTAGGAGTCGTCGTTGATCCACTACCAGGACAAGAACAATTTATTAATAGGTTAGCAATCCCATACATTACACCGTCAGGTATTGTTGACATTAGGTTTAGATCTATGGGTCCAGAAGAACCTAAGTACTTAGGGTATCCAGGTACGCAAACTAGATTATTTAATGTTACTGCATTGCATACTGCTAAAGACTTTATTGCTGTATGTGAAGGAGAGATTGATGCTATCACGCTGCACTATCTTTGTGGCATACCTGCTGTTGGTGTTCCAGGGGTTAACTCTTGGAAGCAACATTACACAAGGTTGCTCCAAGATTTTAATACAGTATTTGTATTTGCGGATGGTGATCAACCTGGTATAGACTTTGCTAAGTCCTTAGCCAAGGAGCTTAGTAGTGTTATAATTATTAACATGCCAGAAGGTGAAGATGTTAACTCGATGTATCTTCTGCATGGTAGTGATTACTTCAAAAAGAAAGTAGATATGTAATGGGTAGTTTCAAAAAACGTAAAGTAGCAAGTGTTATCGAACAAGACATCAAAGAATTAGAACTGTTTGATTCAATTGTTAAAACAAAGAGAGTAACTAAAGATGAATTTTACGAGCGAGGAAATAAGTTTAATAATAACTCGGCTCATGGATATGGGCATAGCAGTTACGAGTATGACTCAAACTGGCGAGGGAATCCTAAACCTAAAACTTCAACGAACAAAGCTAAGGTAACTGTAAGTACTAAGCCAGTTGATGATGTTAGGTTTAGTGACCTAGAAATCAACGCTCTTGTTACAGCAGTTGATGCTATTAGTTTATTAATTAAAAAACATAATGATTATGGTCCTAAGAATATTAGTGACGCACCAGGTGGTTCACTCTATGGATTAGCAGTACGACTACACGACAAGGTAGCAAGGTTAGCTAATCTAATTAGTAACAACAAAAAACCAAGTAACGAAAGTCTAGAAGATACCTTTGTTGACATTGTCAACTACGGACTTATCGGCTTGCTAATCCTTAAGGGTAAGTGGGATAAGTAACCATGGAAGTCAAGGTAATCGTTTCAGATCTGCAAGTTCCGTATCAAGACAAACGTGCAGTAGCTAACCTTGCTGCATTCATTAAAGCATTCAAGCCAACAGATGTAGTATCTGTCGGCGATGAAATGGATATGCAAACTATCAGTCGTTGGTCTCAAGGTACTCCAATGGAGTATGAGCGAAGCATAGGAAAAGATAGAGACGAAACAGTACGAGTACTAGAACAACTAAAGGTCACACACATGACTCGCAGTAATCATACTGATCGTCTTTACAATTCAATTATGAAACGATTACCGGGACTCCTTGGTGCACCAGAGTTTGAACTAACAAACTTTCTGCGCTTAGATAATCTAGGTATCAAGTATCACTATGAGCCGTGGCAGGTAGCCCCACAATGGCTGCTCCTGCACGGCGATGAAGGTACTACAAGTCAGACAGGTGGACAGACAGCATTAGGTTTAGCTAAGAAGTCTGGCTTGTCTGTAGTGTGTGGTCATACGCACAGAGCAGGGCTAATGCATCATAGTCAATCGTATGGTGGTCGTCCTGTTAAAACTGTATGGGGATTAGAAGTAGGCAACCTTATGGACATGCGTAAAGCTTCTTATCTTAAAGCTGGTATATCTAACTGGCAGCAAGCGTTTGGTATTTTATTTATTGATGGTAACAAAGTTACCCCACAACTAGTACCGATTCACAAAGATGGTACATTCGTTGTAGCCAATAAGGTTTGGGGTAATTAATGGAAGATTTCTATTCAGGGTATGTTCTTATGGTCAAGCAGATTGCTGGAGAGTTTGGTCGTAAATACCCTATGGTAGAACGAGAAGATGTACAGCAGGAGTTGTGGGTTTGGTTTGCTGAACATCCATTGAAGTTAGAATCATGGACTAAAGAACATGAGGAAAGTAAAGATGTAGATAAACTGGTTGCTAGATCTTTACGTAACGCTGCTTTGGATTATTGTTTAAAAGAAAAAGCTATTAAGTCTGGCTATGATCCTTCTGATAATTTCTTTTATGACAAACAGTTTATTAAAGTTATGATTCCTGCTGTACTATCTGATGATTGGTCTAAGATTGCTAACACTTTATCTAGTACAGGTAGGTCTACTAAAGCATTGTCTGAGTCTGGTGACTGGATGGCATTTAGTGCTGACGTTAAGTTAGCATTTGATAAGTTATCTTTAGAAGAACAAGTGTATGTAGAACTTTATTACGGTGAAGAATATACAGGATCTGAACTAGTGGTTGCTACTAAATCCGAAAGTTCAGACAAGGCTGCTATCATGAAAGCTAATCGTGCTTTAAATAAAATGGTTCGTTTATTGGGTGGTACTAAGCCATTCAAAGATAATGATTATAGTTATGGTAAAGGGGAACAAGATGATATGCAGTCTATGTAAACGTGCTGGTGATTACTATGCTGAACATAAAAACAATAACAAAAATTTACCATTAGTTAATGCTAAACAATTGCATTGGGCTTGTGCTAACTCTCCAAGAAACAATGGTAGTTGTTATTGTGGGCATAAAACAGATGAGTAAATAGAATAAAAAAAGATCCCCCAACCGATTAACGGAAGGGGGATTCTTTTATTTAGTTAGATTTTAAACAAGTAGTTCAATCTAGTACCACCTGTTGGTGTCCACCATTTAGTTCGCTGACCTTCGATGTGAAGATGTGGACCACCACTGTTACCTTCAACACCGACCTCAGCAATCTTCTGACCTTTTTTAACTTTGTCTCCTGCTTTAACAAAAGACTTACGAACATGACCATAGACTACATAGCGTGGAGCAAAGACTCCATGTCTAATTACTGGAGCATAAGAACCAAAAGCTGATCCCCAAATGTTTACACCAATAACAGTTCCAT